AGTGCGCCTGTATTTGCGGTCGATGAAAGTAAATTTCCTTTTGAACTATCTAATGCACCATACAATGAGTTAGCTGTAATTCTTCTGTTGTTGTCTTCTTGACCAGTACCATCAAACTTGCCTGTTAACTTAATAACGGCATGTTCTGTTGTGTCTTTAATGACTTGATATGAAAATGAATTTGCCATTTGAAATCCCTGTTATTGTTTGAATAATATTTATACCAGTGTCAAAATTATTCAGTTTCGGTTGTTGCAGGTTCATCTGCATGTGCAACCTCATCTTCAGCAGCTGCATCATCTGGATTCATTAATTGTTTTGCAACTTCTACCTTGTGTGTTTCAATATGAGCTCTAACTCTATCGTGTAGTGCAGAATATAATGCATTACGCATTTCGATTGCGTTATCTGTTTCTGCGTAGTCTACTATTTCTCTTGCTTTATCCATTGTTATCTCCTAATTATAAAATGCGTTTCAATCTGGTAAATGTTGTCTCAACTTCTTCTAAGCTGAGGTCACCTTTAACTGATTTCGAACCACTGGAACTTTTTGGTTTACTACTTGATGATGAACTACCACCACCAGAACTAGAACCACCTGTTGGCGCTGGGTCAGGCATTAATTGTGACTGTTGCACCATTTGGTCGGTTTGAACTTGTCCTAACATCTGTTGTTGTGCAACATCATTTGTTACAGCAACAGGCAATCCAAGACCCATTTCTTTTTCTGTTTCAATTTCTTTATCCATATCTGTAATCTCATCATCTGTTAGGCGCAACACATTTTGTTGAATCCATTTTTGTGAGAAATAACGACCAGTGTATGGATCAACCGATTGTAACAACGTTAATCTTTGTGACATTAATTCTGCTTCTTTTAATTCGGAGAAATTATTATCTTTAATGAAGTCATAATGAATATCTTCTTTAAACAATTCCCATTCTTCATCTGTACAAATGCCTTTCAGTACACACTGTACACGTAATGCTTGATTGAATACTTCGGAAAATTTACTTCTTAATCTATCCACAAATTTAGAGAATTTCAATTCATCTCTAGTAATCTCTGATGAACGACCAAGTGAGAATCCTTGGTTAGGTTCTAACCTAGAGATTGGAACACACAACGCACCATAGAGTTTCTTCTGGAAGTATTTAACGTCTTCCAACTCGCCTAGGTTCTGTCCACCTGGTAGTGTAGTAATCTCTGTGCCTTTGCCACCTTCTCTACGTGGCAACCAGAAGTCTTCCATCATGGACATAAACTTGCGGTCATCACGTACTTCACCTGTATTGGCATCATAGACAAGTTTATTTTTGTACTTGACCATAATATCACGCATGTACTGTTCGGCTTTTAATTTTGGTAAATTGCCAACGTCAATGTAAAAGATACGGCGTTCTGGAGCTCTCGAAATACGGTAAATGACCGTTGCATCCTCAATCATACGTAATTGATTTAAAGGCTTAATTGCTTTATGTAGATAACTCAGAACAACCGCACGGCGGGAGTCCATAAGACCCGATACCACCGAAATAATAGAGTCTGTTGTAATGCGAACACCAACAGGACCAAAATTGGATGCACTACCACTAACAACTTTGTCGTTGTATATGTAGTACTCATTCACTGGTTGCATAACATCTGCACCAGTTCTTTCATCTTTTTGTTTCTTCATCTCACGAACCTTACGTAATCTACGTGGGTCGATGTAACGAAGTTCTTTGATACCTTCTTGTGGTTTCTCACGGTCAATAATGATGTGATAGTACATTCTACCATCAACATAGTAACGGCGGAAGATATCTTGTGCCATGTTCTGATAACTCAACATACGCAAAACGGTATTGAATTCTTCTTTGATGGCCTTTTTAATTTTATCGGCAACTTTTAAATCATCTAAAATGATTTGTGTTATTTTACCATCATCATCTTGAACAATAGCCTCATTAACTATATCATCTATCGCAGATTCAATTTCAGGTTGCATAGCCATTTCACGGTAACGAGAGATTAGTTCTACTTCATTCTTTGCGGTACCGTCAAGGTCAACATAAGTGCCGTAGTAAGCGGCAGATGTAATAGTTAATGCCCCATCGTCTTGCGTTGGTGGTGCAAATGATTGTTGTGCGGTAGAATCTTCCTCATCCTTTTGGCGAGAAATTGTAAAACCGAACAGTGAAAATTTATTTGTGTTGTTTGCCATAGTTTGTGTGTAATTATAAAATCAAAAAAACATGGGAGACCCTATTGGGCCTCCCGTTATATATCAAGATGTTGTGTCTGTTTCCCAGAATTGGTAAGCAAACGTACATGTAAATTCTTCAATTGCGTCATTTGAACCCCAATCAAGGTCGATTGGTGCCAAATCTAATGGAAATAAACCAACGAAATTATATTTCTTCAATTCGTTGCCTGTTTTACCATATTGAATAACGTTTGCATCAACAGAATAACCATTAGAATTTCTTGCTGCACCGCTTCTTACGTTACCTGAGTGACTATTGATAGAGTTCATCCAGTTTTCTAAAGAATTTCTGATTGCAAAATCTTCATCGTTAATGATTGTCAATGTCCAGTCAGCAAAAGTTCTGTTACCTGGAAATTTCATCTCACGTCCAAAGTAAAATACTGGAACTGTACCAATTGAAGAACCTGGTAGTTGTGCTGTTTTGGCCATAAAGGTTAGTTTCTGACCAGCAGCTGTTGAGTTTGTTACGTTTGATGGAAATATTAAAGAGACAGAGAATAAATTAGGACGTGCTCCGTCTCCAATCATATTAGCTCTGAATTCTGATACATTAAATGCCATTGTTTTCTCCTATATCGTTTATTTATTAAGCTGCGCCAACGATTGTTACGAAGTCAACACCAGTACCAACAGCAATAAAGTTCAACTGAATGTAGTTTACTGAACGTGCAGGTTTAAGGTAGATATCTCCAACGAATTGGTTGCTATCAATAACTTGTTGTGTGTTGTTTGTTGAATCGCAAACAACTCTAAAGTCTGTCAAACCACGGCGTCCTTGAATGTCACGCAAGAATGGTGATACTAGAGCAATAAATTGTGCTCTTGTAAATTCATCATTCAATTCAAACATTGAGAACTTGGCAGCTTGTGCAATTGCCTTTTCAAGTGTAATAAACAAACGGCGAACGTTAATACGGTCAAATGCTGATGGTTTATTTAACAATGTTTTGTCACCAAACAATACTGTGCCTTGACCTGGGAATGATACAACTGGATTAACACCTGCTGCATACAATGTATCACGGAATGACTTGTTTGGATTCCATGCTAACTTAATGCAGTTCTTAATTGCACCACGGTTGAAACCAGCTGGTGAGAACCATGGGTCACGAATGTTGTCTGTATATACACACAATCCAGCAATATCACCGTTCAATGGTATCCAACGATATGTGTTGTTGTACTTGTCGAATTGGTATTTCCATCCAGAATCAGCAACAACATAAGAAGAACTTCTTGATAGTGTTGTCAACCAATCTTGAATATTAGTTGTTTCGCTGCCTGCTTTATTAACTACGTCTGCATATCTTGGAGAGATAAAAGCCACACAGTCTGCACGACCAACAGCAATGTTATCAATAACATACTGTTGAACTGTAATTGAATGTCCACCTGTTAGTACCAAGGCAACGTCAATAGATTCTTTGTTAGCAAACAAATCGTAAGATAGTTGTAAGTTTCCATCAGTTGGTGCAACAGAAGAACCTGTAATTAAATTAACTACTTGGTTGGTTGCTGGATTTGCAAAAGTTGTACCTGCAGCAGTTTGTCCCCATGTAGCACTTGTTGTCGCATAATTAACAGGATCCATTGCATAAACATACTTTGAGTTATTAAAAATAACTTGTTTGTAGTAGTTTGTGACACCGTTGATAACCGCATCTGATGCGGCTGAAACAAAACCATATGTTTCTAAGATTGCACCGGCAGAACCAGTAAACAATCCGTCTTGGTCAATAACAACGATGTGCATCTCATCATTTACACCATTAACAGAATCAGCAAAATCTGATGTGCCTGGTGCAGATGTGAAATAATTTTTGTATGCCCATGTGCTATATGTTTGATTGTTTGCACAAACCGCAACAGTGATAGAGTTTCCTAAAACACCTGCATATCTGGCCGCAAATGGACCGTAGTTATTGCTATTTGTGGTATTTAAATAAGTAGATTCAAAAACATCTTCGTTTTTAATTTGTACATTTAATGTACTACCATCGGTTGCATTGTTTGCTAATGCACCAACTGCACGTACAACACTTAAGTTATTACCATAAGACAGAAAGTTTGCAGCAGTAAAGAATGATACTGCTGAATCTGAATTAGGTTTACCATATGTGCTTGCGAGTGTTATTTCACTATCTATCTGTTTTACCTTGTCTGCTGGACCCCATTGAAAGGTTCCAGCAAATGCACCAGCGGTCTGTTGAACTGCGGGTACAACTGTTGTTGCGTCCACTTCAGCTACATTTACGCCTGGAGAGATTTGAAATGCCATTTTATTCTCCTTGAATTATTATGTTCTTTTGGCAAAATACCATAAGAGTATTTATGAAAGGCTGGTTTTATAACCTTTCCAATCTGTTTCTCATAAACTTTGCATACGTTTCTCCACCGTCTGCAACTTCCCACATGTCACCACCCATAATCTCAAAATCATGTTCCAAACCATCTTCGATGATTGGAGCTGGCAAAACGTCATCATCCATTTGATTCATATTTTCTAACTGAATCTGTTTACGTATGTCGTGGTTAACAATCTCTTTAAAATACTGTTGGGTTGTTACCCAAGAAAACATGACCAGAGACATGACCATATCGTCATTTGCACCATCTTCTGCACTAAAGGAATTCTTTTGCTGAATAAAAGTGGTCAACTCGGAGTATGTATCAAAATCTTGAATCAACAATTTGTCACCTTCAATCAAAGTCTTAAGGTTTGAACAACCAATTGCCTTGACCTGAGAAGACATTTTCAATCCCATTTGAACGCCACGGGCAAACCCAGCCGACAATTGTTGCGGTTTCTTATTGCCTGTAAATATCTTCCAAAGGTTTTCATATTCAAAATCTGAATGTAATGAGTCTGCTACCTGAGGATTGTTATTAATTTCCACCAAAACATATGCATCGTTGTAATATCTCGCTGCATTATAGATGACTGTTGGAAACAATATAGCTGTAATTGATGAACTCTTATAGGTTGCCACTTGTTTGTATGGCGTCTGTGAGATATCAATTACAGAGAAGGCCGAACTATCAAGATTTCTACCTTCTGAAACATCGACCGTGATTGCATACAGGTGGTCGGTTTTAGATTCATTCACACCTTCTTTAACCGGATGTTCATATATTTTTAACAGGTCGTGGTTCGCAATTGGGTCGGTATATACCAACTGTTGTAATTTGTAACCAGAAACCAAAGTGTTTGAAGAACCTAAAAACTCAGTCTCAAACTCTTGTGAGAATTGTCGTTGAGAAGTATTGCGAATTGTTTCTTCTTTCCATTTCTCATCTCGACCAGGTACTTGTGACCAATGTATTTCAAAATTAATATAATTATTCTTCTTATTGATTGAATCCATCCATAACTTGTAGAATAGATTCATACCATTAGGTGTAGATACAATAATAATTTTTGTTTTTTTACCTGATGAAATTACAGGATAAACAGAGTTGAAGAATTCTTCCGCAATATTGTTTGGTACGAAAGCAAATTCATCCAAGAATACAATGTTAAAAGAACCTCCACGAATTGCAGATGATGAAGTGGATGCAGCAACAATCTTAGAACCATTTTCAAGTTCTACATTACCTTTGTTCCACGTAACAATACCTTGTTGCAACCACATTGGTAAATTTTCATATGCAAGTTGGTATTTGGACAAAATATCACGAGCCAAAGCACCCTTGTTTGCTAGAACTGCACAGTTTTGTTGGTCGGTAAATATGGTTGCCCATAACATATACGCTACCGTGGTTGTAGTTTTACCAACCTGTCGAGGACATTTAGTGATAACGAACCGGTTGTCCTTGAAAAGTTTTAACATCTTTTCTTGGAACGGCCACATCTTAAAGTTGATTAGGCCTTCATCAACGTTAACAATCTTGATATAATTTTTTGCAAAATAAACAGGGTCTTTGGCACATTTTATATATTCATCAACTTGTTCCTGTGTATACTCTACCTTAACACCGGCCTTTTTAAGTAATGGATTATCTCGGTATGCTTCACCAAATTTTAAATCGACATTATCAATCATTCTTTACTTTTTAAAAGTTTATTTAATTCAGCGGTTGAACCAACGAAAATGGCTTTATCAATTTTGGTATCACCTTCTTTTTGTTTACCATCCATTGTACGCATTTGTTTTTGTACTGCAAGCAATTCTTTGTTCGCATCAACCACATTTTTTAGTAGTGTTGCATAGACCTCAAATGCTCGTGGATGTTGTCCAGCAGATGCAATGTGTCGTAGTTCTTCCATTGCATCTTTGCCGTTATCAATCAACTCTTGTAGATTGTCCTTCGTTTGTTCGTAGGCATCTTGTAAGTCTGTTTTTAAATCTGGACCTTCTTCACTCTTAGTAACTACCGGTAACAGAGGTTTTACTTCTTGTTCTACCGGTGTTAC